CCTTTGCACCTGTTCATCTGTCATACCAAAAACATGAATTACCATACCGAATCACCTCATCTTACTTATACAGTATACTTGTTTTAATAACAAATGTCAAGAGGTTTTTACAAAAACTTTTCTAAATTAGCAACTTTTTTTGGTGTTCTACCCCAATATTCTGTAGGGGTGACTTTTGGTGTGTCGTGAAAGAGATACCATGCACATGAATCCTTACCATTTGTACCACCAAACCACATAACACGACCAATACTTACAATCTTCTTACACTTCTCCATATATGGAATACTCTGTATCGTGTTAGGCCATTCTGCATCAAATAACAACCATGTTGGTTTCATTGGTGAAAAGTGGTCTATCATCCTATGTAATAGTTTTCTATCCCAAGGCGGATTAGTTATGATTAACTGCGAACTTACATGGTCTATATCAAATGCATCTTTCTTAGATACCCTGTCATCCATAGGTTCAATATCAGATGCCATGTCACATATACCAAGATGTTTCTCAATGTGGTCAATCAGTCTACCGTCACCACCACATGGTTCACAAAATGTAAATGGTTTCTGTGGTAGGTGTGGAATTAATGGTTCAAATGCATGATATGGTGTTGGATAATAATCTCGTTCAACACGTTCAAAATTACTTCTTTTTCCCATCTTCTTCCTCATAAAGAATCAGTGCAATCAAAGCATAGTTTGCCATATCAATCAAAGTATCCTTAATACTCTCATCCTTGACCTCTAACTTTTCTTTCTTTGCGAAACCCATGATACGACTAAACTTGTCTCCAATACGAACACAACATCCCTTCCATGCTGGAATGCCTGCCATCTCACAAGTTCTGAAGTTTGCAAACACATCATCTGTACTTGCGTAGTCATGACGCTTTGCGTTATGAGTTGTCTTCATATCTTCTAATAATTCATAAAACCGTTCACTCTGATTCATATTATGCTACCTTACTAAAGTTTTTTACTTTCTCAAATTTAACCACACTTCTGAATTTGTCAATCAACATATCCTGTTTGTGTGAAATGATGAACACATTCTCTTTATCAAACGTATTCAAAATCTTTAGGAAATCATCTGTTCCTGTTGCATCCAACGAACTATCGAATATCTCATCAAGTATCAATAGATTAGTATTCGTTGAGTTCTTCATCTTTGCAATAGCTCTCCAAGTAAAGAGTAATGCAAGGTCAATACGCATCTTCTCACCTTCAGAAAAGTTTGCGTATGAAAACACATCACGAAAGCGTGACTTGATTGTTTCATTAAAGTTCTCATCAATATTAAAGTTGACAAAGAAATCCATAGAAGACAAATATGTGTTAATCAACTTATTCATGATAGGAAGATATTGTTTGATAATCTTAGTCTTGATGCCAGTGTCCTGTAATAGATTCTTTGCAACATCATAATATAACATATCTTCTTTTAACTTTGACTTGGTTGAATCTAGACTGTAACACATTTTTTTGAGATTGTCAAGTTTTTCGTAGTCTGTTTTCGTAACATCTCCACTTTCTATTTGACGTATCTCTTCAATCAGTGTAGCATTGAACTTTTCTAGTTCAGTAATACCACTGTTGAGTTTTGCAAGTTTGATTGAATTGTCATTGATAACCTTTGCGATATCCTTGAACTCTTTTAATTTACCATTTGCCTTATCCATTTCAGTCTTCATCTGAAGTAGACCTGTAGTAAGTTCATTGACCTGTTCAGTTCTTTGTGATATAGTCTTTGCTTTAAAATCTTCACTAATAGATTGTTCACAAGTAGGACAGTCATCATTCTCTTGCATGAATGTTATCATACGTTCATGACGAACCTGTTTGTCTTTCAACGTGAACTGTATGTCTTTTAGTTTATCTCTTTTCTCTATGGCTTTATCTTCACTAGACATTGCATCTAAAAGGGTCTGGTTCTCTTCCGTGATTCTTTTGACCTCTGCGTTGCGAGTGAACACTTCCTCTTCATTACCATCTCTAAGAGTTGTCTTTTGAGATAGAAGAGTGTCCTTATTCCTTTCAATATCCTCAATGTATTTCTCCTGTAACTCTACCTTTTCTTTGTGTAGGTCTGCTTGGTATTTGTTCTCACTGATATCTGTGTTTAGAGATTTCACCTTACCTTTCAGAATTAAATTCATCAGCGAGAATATCTTAATGTCAAGAATGTCCTCTACAACTTCCCTTCTTGCCTGTGACTTCAACTGCATAAAAGGAATAAATGTCGATGACCCTAGAATCACGACTTGTGTAAATGAACGATAGTTCAACTTCAAGATTTGTTGTTCTAGATGCTTTTGATAATCCCTTGCGTTTGCACTTTGGTTTATCATATTACCATCTACCCAAATCTCAAATGTATTTGGTTTAATCCCACGAACTACTTTGCATTGTTTATTCTGTGTTTCAAATTCTATTTCAACAACCGTACCTTGGCCATTAACTGTATTAATAAGTTGGTTCTTACTGATTTGTCTGAACGGTTTACCAAACAATCCAAAACATAGTGCATCAAGAATAGTGGATTTACCAGCACCATTCTCACCAATAATCAAAGTTGATGGGTTTCTATCTAGTTGTATTTCGGTAAACGTGTTACCTGTCGATAGAAAGTTTTTCCACCTTGCATACTTAAATGTAATCAATTATAACTCCAAATCATTTGCTTCAAGATACAAAGTACGCATTGTACTTTTCAATCGGTTCTTATCAATATCAACCTCTAACTCATCTATATACCTCTCTAAGAGGGTTGTAGTATCCTGTGCGTTCTCAATAATCTCATCAGATACATTCTCTGCATCTAACTCTGAAAAGTCCTCGACAATCTTAACCTCATGCGTCTTAACCGCAAGCAATCTATCAAGGAACTTATCAAATCCATATAAATCTTTCTTGTTTACAACAATAAGTTTTACAAACTTTTCTTCATATTGTTCTACGTCAACTGTAGAATAATCTGTCTGGGAATCATCATAATAAATCTTTGCAAAGATTGTATGTGGATTTTGAATGTACTCAAGTTCTCTGGTTGCCGTATCAAAGATATGAAAACCTTTTGTTTCGTTGTGGTCACTCCATGTCATCTGGTATGTGTTACCAAGATAATAAATGTGACCATCATCTGACTTCTTATGGAAGTGTCCAGTGAAAACCGTGTCGAACTTTCTAAACATCTCTTTAGGATAACCGCCATCACAAAAATGTCCAGCGTGCATTTCAAATCCATTTACTTCTAGGTGACCCATACAAATATCTGCATAAGTCATTTGAATACCTCTCATGACAGATTCATAGTTACCCTCGTTAATCCAAGGTAACAAATGAATACCAACACCATCGAACTCTTCAGTACATGGATGGTCATAACATTTAATGTTGGGGTATTTCTCATCTCCAGGCCCACCAAGTAATTCAAAGAGAGAGTTAATCTCATTGGTGTTCCTGTAGTAAGTATCGTGGTTTCCCACAATCATATGCATCGTAATATTTCTATCTACGATAGGTTTTATGAATTGCTCACGAAAGTCTTTTGCAATCTTATATGAGATAAACTTACGTCTATCCATAACATCGCCCAAGTGTATAACCGTATCAATACCATGTTTATCCAAATACGGAAAGAATTCCTCTCTCCAGAATTTGTAGAAATGGTCGTTAAAGGCTAAACTGTCATTGCGAGCACCAAAGTGTGTATCAGTTATCAGTGCTATCTTCATTATAAAATAATTCTAATCCTTTTGGTTTGATTGCTTTTTTCTTAGGTTTGTAAACATCTTCTTCTGGTAAAAAATTCTTTTGTAAATAATCCACGAATGGATTACCCATATCATTTGCATCAATTAAACTTTCGTCTACTGTCATATTTTCGATAATCTTGTTCTTTACATGAGACTGTTTCTTTTCTTTTTGAATACGTCTAAGAAATGCATAATATATTATCTGTGTAAAATAAGCAAATGGATTGTTTGATTTCTCTGGGTTGAAGTTGTGTACATATTGCAAACAGTTTTCAATACCGTCAGATATCATTTCATCTCTATATGTGTAATTGATGAAATTTGGTCTGTACGATAGATGGTTTGCAATCTTTAAAAAACATTCTCCAATATAGTTTGTAATGGGTGGTTGAGGTTTACCCTCACTTGCAGCAACTTTACATCGCTCTTTCCACTCCACCATAGCTTGAAGGAATTCTTTATTATTTACATAATGTGGTTTATTCTTTGGTTTTATTGCCATGAGTCTTTCCCATAATTTAAGTACATCATACCTTATACAAAGGTGATTGTCAAGAAGTAAATTAATATCAATTTATTTTCAAAAAAGTCTTGACTTTCCCTTGACAAGACGGTATTATCCCTATGTAGGGTTTGAGAATGAATTAATGTATAGTGTCTTTAGTTGGAAATGGAATAAGATTATCATATTCTTCTTGTTCAATACGCTGTAAATCTTCATCAGAAGGTTCATCCCAAACACGACCATTATCACTCAACGTCATCTTCTTTACACAATGTTCGTAGAATCTTGCAAGACCAATTGATGCATCTGATATAGCAACAATACTGGTTTTGTTTAAGTTTGCAATCTGAGTTTCACTTACAGTTAACCAACGTGATAACGCCATACTTTCTACAAAACCACCATCTAGTGATTTTGGATATAAGTTAACTTGTAATGGGTTTTTGACTTCTATATAAGGTCTACTCTTATCAGCAGAACTAATCACAGTTATAATCTCTTCCCCATTAGAAAGTTTTAAGACTTTTGTTTGATGTTCCATCTTTATCCTTTATCTATAGAGATTTGTTTAATATCATAATCAAACTCTTCTTCATTGTATATATTTATTCGTTCCATAAAGTGACGTAATGTGAAGTTTTGTTTTCCTTTGTGAGTAAAGTCATCTGCAATATCTACCAATCGAGCTGAGTCTTTATTGTCACCAAGTCGCAACGCACGGCCAACGGATTGCAAGACTCTAATTCTACTTTTGGAGGGTGAAGAGAACACGATGTTATGCAAATTACGAATATTAATGCCAGTACTAAATGTACCGTATGATGCGACAATAACTGCATCGGTTTCCTTTTCTGTAATTGCACGAATCTCTTCTCTGGTTGCGGTGTCAGTACCCCCATAAACATAGAATACCTTCCTGTTACTTAGGGAGTCTTTCATCATCGTATGTAATACATCTCCATGCTTTTCCACAAATTGGAATAGTACTAATGTATTACCTGTCAAGTGTTTTGTCAAGTCAATAATGAATTTATTTCTACGTTCATCACGAACAATTAGGTCAACCTCATCTTGATAAGAAAGGTCTTTCATATATTTACAATCAGCATCTGGATAACGAAGAACAATACATTCGACTTTTAGTTTTGCGAGTGTATCACTGTCCATGAGTTCCTTGGTTGTCGTTACTTTGTTTACTGAACCAAATAGACCCTCTAGTACCAACCTATGTGTTTGCGTTCCGTCAAGCGTACCTGTGAACCCATGACGGTACTTACAAAGGGTCATCTTATTCATTATACCTGTTAATGACTTTGACTTAAAAATGTGTACTTCATCACCCATGATACAACCAAACTGTTCAAACCATTTCTTTTGCATCTTGTAAACTGATTGCCATGTGGATATTGTAATGGGTTTTGTGATATTCTTTGAGTATCCTTGATATATTTTTTGCATCATAGATTCGTTAAATCCATAATCAATAAAATCACTATGCATCTGTTCTACCAAAGATGTTGTGGGAACAAGGATAAGAATATTCTGTTCTGTCTTCATTGCATACCAAACAGACAGAATGTAAATAATTAATGATTTGCCCGAAGCAGTAGGACTAAGAAGAAGACACCTATCATTTCTAATCGCATGAAGTATTGCATCAAACTGGTAGTCACGAACCTGTATATCAGCTCCTCTTGCTCTTGGTCTAACTCTTTGAATAAATTCTCGTACAACATCGGATTCGATTGTATCTCCATTCTTCACTCCTTCTTTATATTCAATTTCAATTTCATTGCGTTTTGCAAATTCTTCAATGTAGGATAACAGTCCAAAATATATTTCACCAGTTTGCATGGAAAACAAACGTATCTTTCCATCCCACATACGACTTCTGTACTGTGGCATGAACTTTGCGCCTGGCACTTCAAACGTAAAAAAATCTGAAAGTTCTCTTGCGATACCTTTGTCAGTTTCTACGTTTAAATATACTTCATTCTTTTTTGAGATTATCAAATCGAACCTTCCATGAATCTCTTCCAATCAATCGCATTCTTTATTTGAAATCCACGATTGTTTAACATCTTGCACATCTTCTCTGCATGGTCTACCATTGCTTTGTGGTATTCCACAGCGTGCTGAGATTCAATCAACTCCTTATCACCTTCCAAATAAATTGGAACATCCTGTTTCAGTATTTTTAAGTCGAGGGGTTTTTCTCTGTAAACGTCTGGGTCTGCTTTACCACCGTAGTATTCCCACTTCTGTCTGTAAAGAATACGGTGTTTGGATTCAACCTGTTTCAATAACAAGTTCCAACGCATGAATATTTTTAAATATTTCCCATAGAGTTCTGGGGTCTTGAGAGATTCGATATCTAGTTGTGTATCGTCAATCTTTAAGTCCTTGGCGGACATCTCTTGTAGTTCTTCTAAGTTCATAATGTATCCTTCAATTCAAAGGGATGAGATTGCATATCTTCCTTGCGTTAGATATATTGACCGTTTGGGTCTATGATAGATGTTCAAGGGGTTTGAACCTCATCCTAGTCTATTTATAATGTATGTAACGTGTATATTTTATATGTAAACGTCACGTTTGCTGTTAAGTATGTTATATCACCTTCTTGTTGATTATATGCAAGACTACTTAATGCAACAGGATAGATGTCTTGAAATCTTGCTTCTACAATAGGATTATTCTTTGCAGATGTAATTGTAAGTGTTGCATCAGAATACATTCCAGAAATACTTTCCTGTCCAGCTTCCTTGCCTTGAGATGGTACGACCTGTGTACCTTCAGTTTTTAAATTACCAAATTGTGTTCTTGATTCTGGGAAACCAATACCGACCATCCAGTTATGAACTTCTGTATAATTTGCAAGTTTTTCATCTACAAGAAAAGAAATCTCTAGATTCTCATATGTAAGTTCATCTCCCATAATGGGGATTGATTTAAATGGAGTTGGGAATATTGCCTCACCAAGATTAATGCCTGGCAAGTTGGCCGCAGTAGTAAAATATTCTACTAACGGTAATTTATTGATACTGAATTTAAACTTAGTTGGGTCTGCGTAGTCGAATTCAGTGGGTTGTCTGCTTAATGAGTTTATCTGTACCATACATCTATTTATACAGAATAAAAAAAGGGAGAACCGAAGTTCTCCCTTTTGGTTGGTTGACCCAACTCTTATTATTACATAA